TAAATAAGTTGTCATTTGTTCTCCTTAATGAACTTACTCCTGGATAGGGACATTGCTGCCCCTACCCAAGCGTCAATCAACTAAGCGATTGATGAACCTGACTCAATGCGGTATAGTGCTTCTTCACGGAAACGTGCGAAACCTAGAACGCCGTACCATCCGATTGGACGGAAGCGGTTCAACTTATCGGTAACTGGACCGATAACTGTGTGTGGCTCTTCTGCCACTGCCTCAGCAAGTGCTTGCTGTCCGCAAAGAATTGTGCGGTACACCTTTGCAGATGAAGAACCGTCTGTTGCTGAGTATAGGCGTGGTGACTCTACGAAGTAGGCACCCTTGTAACGACCAACTTCTCCAGCCCAGATACGGTCTTGTGAAATTCCGTATGCGTTAGGTACTACCCAACCTGCTGCTGATGATTCAAGCATTAGGTCGTGTGCAACATCTGGGTGAATTCCAGCCCAGTATTCCTGACCGCGCTTGCCTGAAGCCTTGTTACCGCGCAACTTAGCAACTGCCTTAGCGATGTTCGCTGTTGACAATGTTGCTGCTGCTGTAATAGTCGCTGTTGATGTAGCAGTTGAACCTGAGTAGATTACGTTTGTTCCGCCGCGAAGTGCTGTCATAGCAAGTGCGTCGATTGAATCTGCTTGGTTGCGAGCCATCAAAGTTACGATGTCTGGGTCTACAGAGTTCAAAGAGAACAATTGTAGAGCACGTGTGTTAGTTGTTGCGTTACCGAATTCCTGCATTGTGATAGTCACAGATGTAGGGGTTCCGATGGTTACGCCATCAATGTCTGTTGATTCGGTTAATGCAGTTGTTGCGTTAGCAAGGTCTGCATAGCGTTGTAGAACAACGACGTTACCGTTGGTTGATGGGGATACTGGGCGCTTGTCCGCTACTGAACGAATTAGGGGTTCGTCACGAAGTGCGAATTCGATAAATTTATCGTACGCCTTCTGTACTAGACCTGCGCTATTTGCTGTACCTCCGAGAGACGCTGAGTCTGTCGATGTAAAGTTTGTAGCCAAGTGTTCACCTCCTGGTGATTAGATACTATGAATGTTTGTTATTGTGAGTAGAGGATGCGGGTGAGTTCTTCGGCGGATTGTGCTCCGTCAATTTTCATTTCCATATCTTCGCCTCGGTCAGGTGTAATTGCACCTTGTGTGACAGAATTTTGCTTGCGTAATTCAGCACGATTGCCGTCTACTTCAGATGTTCCTTCTGCTGGGCTATAACCAAAGAGGTCGCCGTTCTCTTCAAGCCAATTAGATACTGACTCTGGAGTAACTTCATCCAAATCTTTGAGGATTAGCCGTGCAGCCTTAGGATTTACACCTTGTTTTTCTAGGACTTCTTTGACGCTTCGCTCTTTCTCAACTTTAGTGAAACCACTAAGTTGTTCTTCGAGTTCTTTGATACGCTTTTCATCAGCACGAATCTTTTTACGCAACTTCTTTTGCAAGTCGTTTTCAGATTCTTGTCCAGTGATTGTTGTATCGTCTTCGTCTTCTTCGTCCCAGTAGTTGTTGCTCATAGCAACTGTCCACCCTTCTATTCGTTGTAGTTCGCAAGCCACAGATTCCATTCGGGGAAATGGGCTGGCTCTTGCTACCAGTCTGTTACGCTGGCGGGGCTGGTAGGTCCGCTCAGGATTCTATTTGTTTAGAAGTTACCGCTTGTTTGTTGGGTTAGTCCGCCTCTGGCTAAACCAGATGAACCACCGAACTGTGCAACTTCAAGTGATGATAACTTCTGTCGAGCACGTTGTGCTGAAGCAAGCGAGTTAAATACTTCCTGCTCTGCTTCGCTCTGTCCGTACTTCTGTGTAGTGTCTCCATAGATTGCTGATAGTTTCTCAGCAGTAGGGAGAATGTCAGCGATGGTTGAGTAGCCCTTTTGAGCCTCAGCCTGTGTTATGCCTTGGGATGCTAGTTGCTCAGCAACTCCAACACCTACCTTAAGACCTTGACGAGCACCTGCCACACCGATTTCGGCTGCTGCAACCTGACGTTCAATTCTTTGGAACTGTTGTTCTGGGTCAAGAACATATGCCACGAGGTCAGTAGTTCCCATATTGTAGAAATCACGAAGTTGCTTTGTCACTGCGGGGTCTGCGTTTTGTATACGCTGAACTGCTGTAACAACTCGGTTAGAAAGTTCCGCTGCTGATACATCGTTAGATATAAATTGCTGTACATATGCATCGTTATCAAATGCCTTTAAGCCATATGAACGTAGAACCTGACGGTATCCATCTTCAAGATTAAGATACTCTGCTGGCGATAGGACTGTAAGTCCTTTTTTGAAACGCTCTTCGTTAGCCTTAAATCGAATCTTATACTCATCAGTGTTTTGTAGCCCTAGAGTAATTGTTGCCTCTGTTGCTCCATCAATTGCAAGTTCCTGAATTTTGTTACCAAGACTAGCCATACCATATTTAGCAAATCGGTCTTGAAGAATTTTAATGGTTGATTCACGATTAGATTTTTTCAACGCAGCATCTGCTGCTATCTTATCTGCTGCAGCCTTGGCTGCCACATCTGCTGCTATCTGTGCAGGGGTTACAACATTATTGGAAACGTTAAGATTTGCTGCTGCTGCGGCTGCTGCTCTAGCAGCATTTGCTTCTGCCTGCAAAGAAGAGTTAGTTTTTGCAGCCGCTGCTGCAGCATCTGCTGCTGCTTGGTTAGCAGCAATCAACGCTGCTTTGGCATCTGCTAATTCTTGTGCTGTTTTTGCTGCTGCAATTGCACTCTCTGCAGCCGCTTTATCTGCTGCTGCTTTATCAGCATCCGCTTTAGCGTTAGCCACTTTATCTGCTTCTATTCTATCAGCAGCCGCTTTATCCGCTGCTGCTTTAATTGCTGCTGCTTGTTGTAACTCCGCTGTAGTTGGGGGTCTGGATGCTTCATCTTTGGCTGCTTTTTTAGCAGCAGCAACGGCTCTATCTGCCGCTGCTTTCGCGGCTGCTTGTTGTAACTCCGCTGTAGTTGGGGGTCTGGTTGCCATTATGGTGCTATCCCCCAATCCCGTAGTACTTTAAGTGATAATGAATCAATAGTGTCGCGTGCATTATTTGTATATCCCCATTCAGGTGTTGAACGAAGTTCTTTTTCAAATTGCCATAGTGGTTTAACCGCAGGCTTGCCAGCAGCATCAATGTATTGAAGTGCTTGGCGTAAGCGTGGGTCATCATAAGTAATTGAATCAGCATCACGTTCTAAGATATTAGCCATAGCGCCTTTGTAGGCTGAAGCAATAGCATCAACGCTTGTTCCATTTTTAATTTGGTCTGCATATCCTGGGAATGCACTTGCTGCTTTGTCACGAATCTCAGCCTGAATGTCTTCAGTTGTAGTTGTCCCAGCAAATAAATCGCGTGACTTCTGTGACCAGTATGCATCGTTGAAATATCCTGTTGCCGCAAATGACTGAGCATATGATTTAAGGGTAGATGTATCTCCAAGAGTCTTTCCACCAAAGCCAGTAATCTTTCCTGAGAAGAGAATTACTTCATCAAATTGGTTATCACTTAAGCCACGACTATAAGCATCTTCAGAAATTTTGTCAAAGTCTGTCATTGAAATCTTGACGCCAGAATTTACAAGACGTTTACGGGCTGCAACTTTATATTTATCTAGTGAATCAAGATACACACCAGGTTGTTCTAATTTTAATTTTGTTCGAGTCTTAACTTCAGGGCTAAGGTTTTGATAGTAGTCAGTTTTATATAATGCCTCAAGTGCAGGTCCAGTGCTACCAGCCTTAAAAAGTTCATAGACTTCTACTAACTCTGGAAATTCATTTAGAAGTGCTTGGCTGACTCCATATGAAATAGCAGTTTGTATGCCATCTTGCTGTGTCTTGGCTGCTTTTGCTGCGTCATCTACTGCCATTTATGCACCCTGTACATTCTGTGATAGCCAACCATCAAAGTCAATGCGCTTCTGGCGGTCATAGTCATCTGGATTCTCTTGCTTGAGTTTCTCAGTAATACTTAGTTGTGCTTGTTCCTGTGTAAAGCCAGGTGTAGTTGTCGTTACAGACATACCTGACTTATCTTTGACAGTCTTGCTGACAGTTCCCTTATTAATAAGAACTTGAATTTCTGCAAGACGTGCAGCCTTTTCTTTAGCCGTTGGCAATTCACCTATGGTCTTCTGATAAATGTTATCAACTAAACCACCAAGAACTACTGGGTCATATTGGTAGATATTCTTAGATACGGAAGGACCAGCCTGTGTATTGGCACCTTTTGAATACCATTCAATGTATTGGTCAGGTGTAACTTTGCGAGCGCCTTTAGAACCAGAGAGCCAGGAACTAGAACCATCAACTGCCATATCCCAAATTGACTTAGCCTTAGGAAGGGTCACATCGTTATACCCATACTTCTTAAGACGTGTCATAAAGTTATTCAGTGTACGGTCATCCCAGGTATAGAAAGAATTCTTTACATCGGCAATTGATTTCAAATCATCTTCAAAGGCTTTTGGTGCTTGTAATTGTCTACCTAAATAGACACCTCCACCGACACCTTTAACTGTAGGAGTAGAACCCATATATACTTTGTTTGTATAAGTACTATCAGGAGTGGAACTACCACTACTACCACCAAGTAGATTATCAAGTGCGCCCATTAGAAGCCCTTCCGAAGGTCATCGTTTTCGAGTATGCGTGTATATACTCTGCTGAATGTAATGTTTTCATCAATTAAATCACCGATGAATGAGTCCCACATTTCCTTAATATCAAGGTTGTCGGTATTACTTAATGACTGACTATCACGTTGGGCAAGCAATCCACGAATGTATTCACGCCCTGCAAAGTAATCTGCAACAGCCTTTACGTCTGGACGATTAGCAGTTCTCTTGTCTAAAGTCATCTTCTTGGCAAATGCTAGGAAGTTATCTACCTTATTGGTATCAATCTTTCCTCTTTCGGTAGCCCAAGATGGATTCTCTTGTGATAGTTCAGCAACAAACTGCTGCTTTGCCGCAAGTAAATCCTCTGCACCCTTTGAGTTAAGACTCTTTAGCCCACGAGCAATGCGCTGTGATTCAATATAGTCAACACCTTTATTGTAAGAGTCCCAACCCTTTGTTGTTTGGGTGGCAGCAATGGCATCATAAGGGTCTTGAGATTCACGGAACTTGGTTGTGCTACCAGGTGCAACTGCTTGACCACGTTGCTTCTGATAAATAGTAGATGAGAACTCACCGTTGTTAGCGTCTCCTACTACGAACCAACCATACTCAGGGTTCTTAGCAATCAAATCGCCAAGTTCTGTAGCACGCTTATCTGCCTCAATGGATGCATTAACGCCAGTGTTGTTTCTTGAACGGCTAGTAGTAAAGATAAAGTAATCATCTCCATACTTATTTAAGAAGTTTTCAGCAGCATTGGCTGAGTCTTCTTGACGCATCTTTTGGTACTCATCAATATAGAACTGATAAGGAGACTTTGTGTTGGTTGCAAATGGAAGGATGAAACGAGATGCTGCTTCAAGAGAAAGAATCCCTAAAGCCTTTTTATTAATTTCATCTGCTGATGGAGGAGTATCACGAAGACCAACATCGTACTTGTGGTTTTCTTCCATAGCAATAGTGACTGTAAGGTTTGAACGCATTGGGTCATCTTCATTAAAGAGTGCAATTATCTTACGAGCACCTGCGCTTTGAATGAGTAAGTCTTGCCAGCCAGTTCCATCTGGACCATAAGGAAGAATCTCTTCCATTAATTTAGTCTTTTCTAATTCAGGAACTTTCTTAAGAAGTGCTGATGCGCCATATTGTACGAACCAACCAGCACCTGGGTTCCACCACGCTCCACCTTGGAAGATAAGGTTAAGTGATGCTTTAGGTACTGATAGCGGACGGTCTTTAAGACCCATACGCTTAGCCCATTCGCCAGGAATATTAATGTAAGTTCTGCCATCGCGCTCTTCTGTGATACCCATACGGTCAGGCGAGTTGTATGTGGTTTCAAGAATACGTAACTTGCTTGGGTCATCTGCAAGGATGCGACCCCATTTGCTTGCTACGTCAGCGAATGCACCGAAGAAAGGAAAGATATATTTAAGAGTAGTTGCTGAATCTACACGCTCAGATGTGTCATAAAGGGTACGTCGCATTTCTGCTCTTGCCCATTGACGTGCTGAACCTTCTACTTTGCGTAGATAAGCAGGAGGGATTGTGCCTCCTGGGTAGGTTTCAATTGCATTTCGGATAGATGCCTCAACGCGAGTGCGGTAAAGGTCTATGAATAATGGGTTACGAACTAATGCTGACTCAGGAATTTCTCCAGCGTACTTGTAGAATCCTTCAAGGACTCCACTAAATGCGTTAGCAATAGCACTTGTTCCATTGGCTGCGCCAATCTGTGCACCATTAACAGGTGGTCGACCTGCTGTTCCAGTCCCAAAGAACTTCTCGATGTCATCAGCAGTGATGCGACGAGTTGCGGCAATCTCTTTTAAGCCTTCTGTCCCAGGTGGGAATAGGCTGTCAATGTTAATAACATTAGCCTCAACAATGTCACGAGCCTCACGACCCATACCAAGGTTACGCATAATGTTGCGACCTTCTGATGTCTTAAGTAGGAACTGCTCTACGTCGTCGACACTTTTACCGGCAAGTAGTTGAGATGTAATCTTTGAGTTGCGTAGTTGGCGGTTAATAACACGCTCATATCCTGCAACCCAGGCTGGATTATCTCCAGTAATTGTAACAAAGTCGCCAGTTGTTTCGTATGCACGACTAAGTTTTCTATGTGATTCTACAAATGTATCATCCATAATTCTTGCAGCATTCTTAACAAACTGTGCAGAGATTGCTTCTGCTTGTTCTGGAGTTGCACCTAGTGCATCCTGATACAAAACACCATCAACTTGGTTAAGACCCATACCGTACTTGTCTTTAACCTTGCCTGGATTAATAAGCATCTTATCAATCTCTGCAATTTGCTGGTCAATTAAATCTACATTGTTTGACACTGTTCTTTGAGAAACAAGTTCAGCACGCTTAGTCTGCATCTTTACAGTGTTGCTCCACTTAAATACATCTTGGTAAGTTGAGCCTACAAATCGGTTAGCAACAAGGTTGTTAGAACCTACTGATGCAGCCTTGATAATAGCCATAGGTCCTGCTACAGCCAGGGTACGCATCAAACCTTCAGTTACGTTACGTACTGGATAACCAACACGTGCAAGAACTTCAAACTTAATTAATGAATCTAGTCCATCAATAAGTTCAGTCCCTACTTCACGACCCCTACTTGTTGTCTGATAAACTCTTCCGCCCTTGTCAATTCGTGAACCACGAGTAAACTTATTAAGTGAGCGATACATCTGCTCAATGTCAAGAGTTGGCAACTGATGTGCTAACTGTGATTCCATAAGCGGAGCAGGAATAATATACATTCCGTTCTCGCCACCAATAATTGGTTTAAGCGCAGCCTTTTGAGCAGCGGCATCTGAGCCTGTGTATACGCGCTCGCGGATTAAATTCTGTGCTTTGACTCTTCCGTCCTGGAATGTTGCCCAAGCCTTTTTTACAGCATCATCACTAAATCCATATTGACGGGCGACAGTGCTAAATACTTCTGATTCAATCTCTTGGTATACACGTGCTCTGTCATTGACATCTACAGTGCTTGCATATCTAGCAAATAGTTCATTCTTGCGTTCTACAGAGAAGCGAGACTTAGCAAGGTCATCTTCAAAGTTCTTTAATTGTGACTCTAATGTCTTCTTAACGTCTGCTGCTGATGCTCCTGTACGAGGGTCATCTTTTACACCAGCCTTAAGTTGTGACTTGATGTCATTAATCTTTGCAGAGTAGTTTGCTACCTGCTTATCGGATACACCACGTACGCGAGATAGCATATTGTCAATAGTCTGTACAGATTGATTGTCATTAAAATCAATCCAACCCTTAGGACGCTTGTAGAAGAAGCCAGTCAGGACGCGAGCACCCCAAGGAGCAACTGCTGAGATGTATTCTCCTGGCGCTGTGGCACGCACATCAATAAAACTTTGGCTTTTAGAAAATTTCTGTCGAAAACCAGACATATTATCTACTGTTGGTACGACGTTAGGGTCAAGAATGCCCTCAGCGGAAAGTTGTTTATGAATATTTGTTAGTTGCTCATCGTATTGTTTGATGAGAATGTTCGCTGCTTCAGCATCTGTGCCATTATTAACTAAATCAAAAGTAAAGTTACCTGTTGCTTTGTCTATACCTGCGCCTAAGTATTTAACATCTGCAACTTCATCACGAAGTTTGCCTAACTTAGTAGCAATTAACTCACTTGTTTCTGTAAGACGCTGATATGCAAGAGGGTCACCCTGTGCAGAAAGAATGATGTCTGCTTTAAGTTGATGACGTATAAGTTTGTCTGTCTCTTTATTTGCATCAGCAAGTAAACTAGATAGTGAGGCAGGGTTAGAAGACTCACGGATAGCCTTGACTCTAAATAAGTCAGCCTCGTCCATATTGTCAGTGTTCTCAAGGAAGGATTCAAATGTAGCCTTTACTTTGTTAGCCTTGAATCCAGTCTTTTCTCCAGCAATAATTGCACGTAATTCGCTTGTGCCCTTAACTGCAGTAGAAATTCCCTTATAAACCTTGACTGCCTTACCAACAACAATGGTTGGGTCAATTACAAAGCGAGCAACTACATCTGTAGTCCAAGATGATATGCGTCCAGTTGCTTGGTCACCAAATGCTTCTTTGCGTTGGTTCTTATCAAAGATGTCAAAGTCATTTGCTGCAAACAAGATGTGGTCTTGTACAAACTTGTCAGTATTAATTGCACCGCCTGAAGCAAAACTTGCTACATCAGAGAATGCATCATTAAACATATTTACTGGTTTGCCAACTTGTGTCATAAATGCTTGTCCAGGAGAAATATTGCGTGATGCATCCCAAGCCTTTTTGACTCCATCAAGGCTAAAACCATTGTTATAGATTGGGTTGTTTTTCTCTTGGCTAGTTAAACCAAATGCAACAGCCTGTGCTGAAAAGTTGTAAGCAAGTTCCATACCTGCAAATATCTTGCCCCAAAATCCAGGTTGGTCTGGAGCCTTAGGTGCTACAGGATTTTTTGCGTTGTAAGATTTGATTGCATCTGCACGAGTAATTGCTGGTACAGATTTGCCCATATCCAAAGGAAGGGCAAGTGACTGTGGCTTCTTATCAGCATTGTAATAATTATTGAATGCACCAATGGTGTCAAATGCTGAAGGGTTTGCCGACTTCATTTTATCTAAGTAAACCTTTTGCGCGTTTTCTCTATCGCTCATTAAAGAGTAGCCCTTAACACTCTCACATAATTGCGGAAGGCTTGCGAGGAGTTAGGGCTTTGTGCTGCGACTTCGAGTGCTGGAAGATAGGAAAGCAAACGCTGCTTATCTTCACTCGTGTCACCTGCTCCAGGAAGTGTGAGTGCTTCTGGTCCTGCTCCTGGTCCCATAGCGATTCCTGTTGTTACTGGCTCATCTGGTCGTTCTGATGGAGCAGTAATTGATGTCGCTTGCGGAAGGTTGCTTGCCATTGAAATAGGTGATGCTGTTGTTCCAGTTAGTGATGGTGCTTTCGCCATAGGCGCACCAGACTGCTGCTCTGCTAATGCTTGATTCTGTCCATACGCAAAACCTGTGTAGTCACGTCCTGATTGTCCGTTGCCGCCCATACCATTGACGTTTGCAGGATTATTTTGAGGCGCAGTTGGGCGCATACCGCCACTGTTTTCATTGCCTGCCATTATTCCTCCTACTTAGTTTCTTGTTCAAGAATATAAAATGGAGCAGATGTTCCATTGTTATTAACTGCTGCAATTCTCATTGCATCTAATACTGCTGCTCCAGCGTGTAGCGCACCTAGTGCATAATCTCCACCTGAGCCAATTGCATAAAATCCTGTGTCATTCATTGCTACTGCAAAGTCGCTATCAAGTTCAAATAAAGTTCCATTAATACCCATAATAATTTGCAATTCAAATTTATCATCACCATCTGATGATTTATTAAAATCAACACCAGCCTCAGTTAATGTTGCCTTCAGCGATGGTGCTACTTTGTTAATTACAAATTCATAAAGATTCTCTTTTGCTTTGGCACTTACAATCGGTGGTTGCCATCCGTGTAACATAACTTGTAATGCCCGATAATCTCCTGCGCCAGCAATAATATAACTAGCACGCTGTACTGCTTTAACCATATTAGGGTGTGTATAAACTTTTCCACCCTCAACAACACGTGAATCACTTGCTATTATGCAACCATCTGCGGTTTGTACGCCTACGATTGTTGTCATTGTCCCCTACTTTTTTATCTACGTGTAGTTGTTCTCACTGAAGCATTTCCTGCTCCTGTTGCACCACTAAGTGATGAAAGAAGACTTTGAATACTTGGTTGTGCTTGTTCTCCTGGTGCTCCACCCATCATTTCTGGAGGAAGAGAGCCTCCTGCTGAAGAAGCGGCGGGAGCAGGGGACGGTTGCTCAACCATAGGTGCTTCCCCAACAGGAGGAACTGGTTGCTGCGGAGCAAACGTGGCTTCAATAGCGTCCTCTAGGGATATACCTTTTTGACGAGCCTTGATAACCGCAGCAATTTTGTTTACGAGTTCCGATGGGTCCCCACCTGTAGAAGCCATTTGCGGAATCGCTTGGGTCATTGCAGTTAATGAACCGAGAAGTGCTGTACGCATATTCTCAATTTCAATCTTTTCGAGTTCTTGTGTGACGTTTACGGTGAATGGAAGTTCACGCATCGCCATATCTTTGGAGATTAATCCTCCTCCAAGAGCCTGAAGCATAAAGATAAGACCTTGTGCTGGATTAAGACCAGCAAGCATACCGTAGCGAACGTCAGCAGAATAGTCTTTCTTAATGTCTTTCGCTGGCTTGTACGTAATTTCATAAGGTGAACCCGAATCTACTCCACGAATTGTCTTCTCTTGTGGGAAGATAACTTCGTCAACTTCAAAACATACTGTGATTACATCACGAAGTGCTGCTGCAAATATTGCTTGAGCAGATTTAACTTGTGTATCGAAGGCTCCCATAAGAGCCTGTACACCTTGTCCCGTAACTACAGATGCACTTACGTTTCCCGTTCGTCCTTCAGGGTAACGTGCACCAACTCTTAGTTCAGCATTAAGTAGTGAAGATTCTTGGAAGGCACCTTGTGGTAATGAAAGTTCCACACGGCGTACACCTGCTGGATTGTTTGTACGGATAACCGCATCTCCACCAAGTTGCAACTCCTGTACATCCGAAGGAAGTACGATTGGTGCTTGTACAGATTTCTCTGCTGCTTCCATCGCAAGTAATGCAAAGCGATTGCGTAGCAATTGAATACCAAGGATGTCATCAAACTGTCCACGTAGTTCACCATCAATAGATGGTTTACGTGCAACAATAATATTCATCTTACCAAGAGGATTTTCTGCAACAGATAAAACTAAATCTGCTTTGCTTGGTATATAGATGATTGATTGGTCTTTGTCGTAGTAGCGAATTAACTCAACCTGAGAAGTTAAATCCTGGTCATATCCTCGTCGTCCGAGTAACTGGGATTCATAATCAGGGAACTGAGATACGAGTTCGCCTAACGTCATTGCATACCGTTTTGCAAATGCCACACAACGTCCATAGCGGTCAAACTCTGGGTAAGCACCCACTGGGTTTTCTATGCGGATACGAGGCAGTTTTGCGTCTTCATCCAATTCAATTACGAATGGGAGGAAACCATATGTGATGTACCAGTCAGCACCTTGATACATTTGTACAGCAAGGTCTGAGTGCTGGAAGTAGTTCGATGCGATGCGCGTACGCTTATCAGCAAAAGAACGTGCACGGTCATTAACCGCGTTTGCTGCAGAACAGTTAACTGCAGGAAGTGGTGCCATAACCTCTGAAAGGTCACGGGCTACAATGTCAATGAAGTTAGCAACTACGTTTGCAGATACGCCTTCTGGAAAAAAATCAGGGTAAACATCTGCAATCTTTCCACGTCGAACTGAAAGTACGTCAAGGTTACGCTGGTCGCGTTCTCCGTTGAGGTGGCGAAGAGATTCAACTCTCGCAAACACCTGTTTCATTGATAATGCCATTGTTATCCTATCCGTATTGTTGCGACCACTGGTCAGCGATTGCTTCATCTAAATTGATAGAGCCTCTTTGTGCCCTCTGTGCTCTTGTTGCCCAGCGATTATTAGTGTAAGAACCAATCCGTGTGGACTGCTGCATAATTTCGCGGATGCGAATGACTGCAAACCACAGTGCCATAACGCAGTCTGTAGGGTTTCTTGTATCAGGCTTCCAGGTAATCAATTCTTGAACTAGCGTCTTAAGACCTTCAGAGCCTTCATTGCTTGGTAGTTCAATCAAGTTGTTATCTTGGAATCTTCCATCTCGTGTATTGCCAAATAGCATTGCCATTGACGCTACACCAAAAGATGTGTCCCACTTGTTCTTACCAGTAAAATGTGAATTGAGTTGACAACCGTGAGAGGCTAGATAGTTTCTCAAGTTGTCATCTAATGCGTAAGCCTTCTGATGTGCGTTGATTTCGATACGCAGTTCTTGAGGCTTATACTTAACGACCCATTCTTCAATCAGGTCTTGAATCTTTTGTGGTGATGGCTCGGTCATATTGACGCAATCCAAAACGTAAATTTTTCCATCTGACTTGTTGTAGGTACAAACTACTGCACCTGTGGCACCTGCCATAGCAGGGTCAAGTCCAATAATGGTATAGGCACCGTCGATGTGGTTTGGGTGTCCAGGTACTCCAGCCTTTAGTGGACCGCGCTTACGCATTCCATTTACTGAGCCTGCCACGCAAGAAGGACTAAAAATTGAATCTTCAGTGACATCTTCTTGTTGATAAACCATTGCCCATACCGAGGGCGATACTTGAGAGCGACGCTTGAAGAGAGATGGTCCGTCCCACTTTGGATAATTTCCATTTGGAAGTATGTCATCTTTGTCGTTTTCCTGGCGGTCAGTTTCTGCCCACAGGGTTTTCCACGCTTCAGGTTTCTCGTCAAATTCTAAAACGGCTGGCATTGCACAATATGTAAAGGGTGCAACTCCACCAGACCATTGACCTGGGTCACGCAGCATTTTATATAAGTCAACTGGTGCCACTCTGGTTCCAACAATAATTAACTTACCGTGTCGACCAAGACGGGTGATAACTTCCTTCTGAAGCCATTCCATCTGCTTTTCCCACTCGTGGGCATTTGTACCCATCACGGCATCGTCGACGATAATCAAGTCAGCACGGGCACCGTAAATCTGAGAACCGATACCCAAGGCTTGGACGGTAGGGTCCTTCTCGCCAGAGTCGCGTCCTGTTCCCAGGTAAATCATATCTGCCGCCCACTGGGTAGCATCCTTCTGGTATCCACCGTTGGGACCGAAGGCTGTCTGCAATTTCATATAGGCTGGGTGGCTAAGTCTAGTTTTAATAGCACCAAGGAACTTACGAGCCATACCTTGAGTCTTTGAAACAATGATGACTCGAATATTAGGGTTTGTGACGATTCGGTATGTTACGTAGTTAGTTGTGATGGTTGTCGACTTGGCGTGCTCAGGGGGTACATTAATAAGTACGCGGTCAGGGTCCGAAGGTTCATAGGTCATACCCTTTGGCTGCCAGCGGGGTTCGACTCCATCAATAAGGTCTAGCCAGTTTAACTGGTGAGGAAACATCTTGGAATCTAAGAACTGCTCACAGAAGTCGGGGAAGGTAATATCCTTGAGTTCCTTGAGGTCAGCCTTGATTCCTTTGCCAGCAAGTCTGGCTTTGTCCGCCCGTTCCTTGAATTCAGGTTCCTGCATCGACCATTGTCTGAAGGTGACATCGTTTCTGCCAACCGCGCTCATAGCAGCGGTGATGGTAGCCCCTTGTTCTAGGAGTTGGAGCATACGCTCCTGTGCTTCCTTCTTTGAGATATTTTGTATCCCAGGTTTTCGTCCCATAAGTTGTCCCCCTAGGGTGTTAAATCAGGTTCCCTCTGTGGGCACTAAAGCGGTCTAATAACGCTATTTGCCTAACGGCATAACTCTGGCGTTTACTCCACATTCAGTTAGTTAATTATTTATATATTATAATTAACGAACGAGCGTAGTCCCAAACGAAGCGAGTTCGTTTAGAACTTATAGATGATTTATCATCTATATAAGATAACCTGTTGGAAGTACCGAAACCGAACACTCGGTTTCCATATATTTTTATTTATCTTTTATATTATACCTGACAGGGGTAAAACCCCTGGTCAGAGCCATAGTGCAAGGGGGGTAATATAACAGAAAATTTTGATGAGACACTATACCGGCCCCCGGCGGGCGGGTGGTGCGCTCGCCCCGGGT